AACGCGGATTGACTGGCAGTTGGTGAATCGAGTTGCATGAACCATTCTGCACATCTCCATGACATCAGTGTACTGACAAGCATCATTAGTCTTGGTAATATCTTCCATTTCAAAAACGTCTCTACATTCATTTTAACAAAATCTCGTTTAAGCCAAAACCTTCTAATAATATTAACGTAAAAAATAATAAAAGAACACCACCTGCTATGAGTTTTCCACTAAAATTAGTTGATCCTATTTTTATAGCGACAAATTCATTGCCTAATATTCTAAGCGACAACTCAAAACTGTTTTCATCAATTTTAACTTTGATTGGTTTTTCGTTCATCTTCTACTTTCTTTGTAAACCCAAGCAAGAAAAAATAAGAAACCAATTACTGTGCAAAACAATACAAAGTATCCTATGTATTCCCATATTTTTCTTATAAATTGTTGTCTGTCATATATTTCTTTTTTTCTCTGAAGTCTTATATTAGCTTCCATTTCCAAAATCTCATTCCAAGATTTAGGTCCATAATGAAAATTTATGAAGGTCTTTAACTCTTGACGTTGAGCCTCTAATTTCTTTTTGGCTGTAAAAGCTTCAATTGCACTAGCTTCTATTTCATTACCTTTAAATAATTTTCTTAATGGAGAAGCATTTTTTGCAGACTTTTCTGCATTATCAATGTCACTCAAAGCTGACATCCAGCGTCCTAAATCTTTGCCCATAGACTCTATTTCGCGTCCAGCTTGAAATCCACGTTTTATTGCGTTAAATGCAGTATTTGCCGCGGTTATGGCTACCCCTATGGTTGCAGGATCAATGATAGTCCTCCATTAAAAAATACCTTTAAATTTTTGTGGTTTTGCTATGTCAGAAAACTTTTTTATTATGCCACCACTACGTTTTTTTACTGGCTTTTTTACTTTTCTTTTTTGGCTTTGAGGTTTTGACTTTTTCTTCCCTGCTTTCGACAATGCTATCGCTATCGCTTGTTTCTGTGGGTATTTCTCTGACCTCAACTTCCTTATGTTCTGGCTGATTGTTTTCTGACTCTTGCCTTTCTTCAATGGCATCAATCACTCCTTCTTTTGTAAGTCTTCTTTTTATTTTTTTTTGTTTTTCAACCTTATTAATTTTTTCTCTGACTGAACTAACCATAATTTATCCTTTCATTTCTTTAAGAGAAGCTATGTCTCTTTTAGTCTGATCATTTTGGTTTGCAATCTCTTCTTGTTGATCAAGTCTTTGCTGGTCTAATAATACATCATTTCTTTCTTTGTCTTCTTTAAATTTTTGCTCAACTTCGAATTGTTGTTGTCTTTGAGCTACCTCTTGACCTCTTAGTGCTAACTCTTGTTTTCTTATGGATACTAAGGGGTCTTCAGATGGAGGTGGTGTTATTGATTGTGCATATTGCTCACTTACTTCACTTGCTATTTCAGCAGATCTTGATGCAACTTGTGTTTGAAATTGTTGCATAGCATTTGGATCTTGTTGCATCATGGCTTGTTGCTCTGGTGTCATGTTAGCACTTATTTCTTGTTGTGCCTGTATTTCAGACATCATGGCTATATGCTCAGATATGTGACCTTGAAGTGTCATGACGATTGAAGCATTTGATTGAGCAATAGGTGTGGCTATCATGGCTAAATGTGCTGATATGTGTGCCTGATGATTTTGCTCTGGAAATGCCTGCAATCTTGCTCCTCTAAGTGCCTCTTGATTTTCTTTTGCAGGGTTCATGGGCATTGGTTGTGGGGGAGGCTGTAATATTGTATCAATATTTGTCACACCCAATGCCTCATACATTTTTCTATATGCCTGATACATACCATTAGGTCCGTGTATATCTGGATTGCTTTGAGCTAATTGTAATTGAGTTTGTGCTAAAGCAATTCTCTGTGACATAGAAAATATATTTGGGTCTGATACTGGCAAAACATCTATTCTCTGATCAAAGTCTGTTTGTTTTATTTCAGGTGGTGCGCCTGGCACTTGATAAGGATACATAGGCACACCCATTGCAAATATTCTTGCGAGTATTTTAAATTCTACTTTTTGTGAATAATGCAGACGTTTATGTATTGCAGACATGACTTTTGTGCCACGTTCCATGATAGCCATTGTAGTTCCAACGGGTGCGTTACCCTGCATCTCACCAACTTTCATATCAGCCATAGATGCAAAACGTCTGCCTGAATCAATTAATGTTCCCATTAAAGAATATAAAGTTTGTGATGGTTCTTTGAATGGTAACGGCATAATAGCTTGACGTAAGTCCATACCAACCATATCAACATCTCTAAACTCACCAGGATTTAAAGGTGTTTCATCATCTCTAATCCTTGCACCTCTTGCTTTAAATCCAGCAGGTAGGTTAGATAATGTCCCTGCATCTATTAATTGTCTAAGTATTGATGTAGAAGCTCTTGATAAGCCTCCTATCATATGTGTAAGACCAAAGCCATAAAAGCCAAGACCAGGCAAAAACTTATAGTGTACAAAGTAAGGTATTTTACTGCGTAACGGATCGGCTTCGTTGAAATTCCTTTTGATTGATAATACTTCACCAGATTTCTCCACTATTGTGACGATATAAGGCATTTTCAATCCAGTGTTTTCTCCTGCTTGACTTTGATCCTCAAAACCTGGCAGGTCTAAATCGGTGTGTATTTCGTATAATGTTAATTCTTCGTTGTAACTTGACTCTGAATGTATGCCTTCAATATCTTTGATTGTTTCTCTTACCTCATTGTAATCTACTCCATCGGAGTCAGATGTAGGTAACTCAATATCTTTATAAAACCCAGATAGTTGCAACTTTCTTACTTCATTCGAGTCCATGCGAATTACATGACAAATTCTCGTAGCAGTTTTTAAATCTGTGGCATTGTAAGGAACAATTAAGTCCTCTGCATGTACAAATTTAGAAACTGCCCTTTGCAACGTAGGGTCAAAATAAACTTTTTTAAATGATGAACCAACGATTGGAAGATAAAATAGCATTTGATCTAACTCTGGATCATACTCTTCCATCTCGTAGGTTATTTGATAATTCATAAAATTTTTAACACGTTCAGCCTGTGCTAATACCTCAGGGGTTTCTTGTCCTATTATGGCTGTCTTTACAGGACCTCCTGCTGGTAATAATTCTCTATATGCTTGTGCCTGAAACTGTGTAACAGATTCAGCAAGTAATGGATGGACTATACCAGAAGCACCTTCAAAAGGCTCTGCTCTGTCTTCATAGTTCATTCCAAGTAATTCTAAACCACCTTTATATTGATCTTCCCACTCTTTACGAGAGTTCATATCTTCTTGTACTTCTGCTACCATTTCAGATGATATACGACCAAGTTCTGTGTCATCAATAAATTCTGCAAGGTTTGCATTGAAAGGGACTTGTATTGGAGCAATCTGTTCTTCCATTTCTCCAATAACAACAGAGCCATCATCCATCTCTGTGATGTTATCACCTATTGGTGCTTCTTCTATCTCAATAGATGTTACACCTTGAGGTGCATCTAAGTTCTCTACTCCGTCTACCTTTTCAATAGCCATAATTTTACCTTACTGTAAATCCAGTGCCTTTTCTTGCTATGCCTCTACCACGACATATATTGCCACTTTTTTTGCCTTTTACATCACCACCCATACCAAACTTCTCAGCAAGATCTGGATTCATATTTTTTTGTACAGACTCAGGCAACATTGAAAAACCTTTAAACTTTGGTGGAACTGCTTCTCCTCCAACTTTCATTTCTTTAGCTTTAACTTTTTCAATTGCATCTCGTAAATTACCTTGTGTCATAAGACCTCCTTCTTTTGCCATTTTAGGCATGATCATGTTTTTCTGTATGCCCATACCTCTTGGATTGGTTATGCTTGCACTTTGTATAGTTAACTTAACTGGTTTTGTTTTAACTTTTTTAGGTGTTTTAGTTTTTTTGAGTTTTCTTAAAACTGCAGCATCTTCTTTTCTTCTCTTATTACCAATAGGATCAGCAGATGTTAATGACATTATCTCATACCTTTAAATTTACCACCACGACCACCGATGACACCACCCATGTTCATCTTTTTGACTTTACCACCATCCATCATACCAACAGGTTGTGCCTTTGTCATATCAACAACTTCACCACCCATTTCTTTTTTATTCATAAAAGAAGCTATGATTTTCATCATTTTTGCATCTTTTCCATTAGCCAATGGTGGCTTAATATCTCTTATAGCTTTAGCTAATTCTTCAGCATCTGTTTCTGAAAATGCTTTTCTAATATTTTTTGTAACTTTATCTGCCATTAGTAATACTCCATCTTTCTTCTATAAACTGGTTCTTGTTCATCGTCATCAGGAGTAGTGATAAAACCACCCTGTCTAAATCTTAGTATAGCCTGTGTCATCGAATCTGCCAAGTCATCAAAATCTCCATGAGGAAAACTGGCACACTCCTCAACAACCTCCTCTGCAAAATTAGCATCTGGTCTCCAAACCATACCACTTTCAAACACAGGCGCACAAGCGTTCATTCTTGCAAACTTGTCTGCACCCTTACTTGGTGTGAACGGAGTGACAGGTATTCCCATACGTCTAAGCTCCTGTGTCAATGGTGTACCACTAGCTTTTTGCTCTATTAATATCATGTCAGGATCATATGCTTCGCACAACTCATGTGCTTTTTCTTTAAGCTCAGGAAAGTCCCATCTGCCTTTTTCTGCATCAAGCAGGATGATGGCATCTCCTTCTCCTTCAACAGGTGTAAAAATACCCCAAGTAGTAATAGCACTATAATCAGAACGCTCAGTCTTCGTGAAAGCTGTGTCATATGATTGTATAATGTAGGAACACACAGGCGGCTCAGAATGATCCCAAACATTCCACCACTCTCTTTTTATTATTGCACCCTCTTCAGCAGTAGGGTTTTGCATATATTGTGAGTTCCATTTTGACACAGGTATAGAAGATTTAACAGCTTCTAATTCTTCCTTTGACCAATATTCTTCCCATAATACGTTACCAGTATCAGGAAATATGGCAGGAAACTCCACGACATCCCACCTGTCAGCACCACCCTCTGTCTGTTTCTGCAACACTCTTGCAGTCAAATCCTTAATACCCCAACGTGTCATCACAATAATTATAGATCCACCTGGTTGTAGTCTCTGTCTAGGTCCTGATGTGTACCAGTCATAAATACTGTCTAAGGCAGTTGGACTCAAGGCATCTTGTTCAGATACTGGATCATCAATGATAAGTAAATCAGCACCTCTTCCTGCTAATGCACCTCCAACACCAACAGCATAATATTCACCACTTTTGTTTGTAGACCATCTACCTGCAGCCTTTGCATCCGTTGCAAGTTTAACGTCAGGAAATATGTCTCTGAAATCCTCACTATCGATGAGGTTCTTGACTTTACGACCAAAACCTACTGCAAGTTCTGCTGTGTGTGTCGCTTGTATTATCTTTAAATCTGGTCTTTTACCCATGAGCCATGCAGGAAATAAATAACTCGCAAACTCAGATTTGGTATGTCTTGGTGGCATATTGACAATCAGACGTTTAATTTTACCATCTGCAACTGCCTGTAGCTTTTTTCCATAGATCTTGTGATGTTTGCCTTCGATAAAACCAGACCATATCTTCTTAACAAAACGTAAAAAATCATCTTGAGATTCAGATCTGTCCTCAAGTTTTTTAAGTCGTTTAAGCAAAGGGGCTACTTTTTGTAACTCCTCGTCACTTAAAAACTCAGCATATTGTAAATTGGTCATGCTACCTTAGTAAAAAATCTATCCAGTGCTTCAACTTGTCCACCATCTTGAAATCTTCTTGGTGATCTTATACCTGTAATTTTAGATATTAACTCATTAAGATTACCACCTCTAAAACCCACAGGTCTAAAACTTGCAGTCGATTGTCTAAATGGAGATTCAACTACCAATGGTCTTTCAGCACGAGTTGGTGTTACAGGAGCACCAAAGACATTTGGAGGTCTATCTTCTTTTTCTTTATCCTCTTCTTTTTGATCATCAGTAGTTTTCTTTAAAAACTTTGTTATTGGATCATCCTGACCACCATCGTCTTGCTGAAATTGCTCTAAGTCACGACCCTCAATTAAATTACCTAAGTCATCTTTAGCACCAATAATCTTGCCAGTATCAGGATCAACGACTGCATTTAAGCCTTGACTTACAATTCCATCAAACAACCTTCTATCAAACATTGATCCAACTTTGTTAGCTAATGTTGCAATTAAGTTTGGAAACTCAACATCACCAATCTTAAATGTTTCTTTAAAACGATCTGGTCTGTTTAATATGTCAGCAACTCTCTCTTGAGTTACATCACCTTGAATGTCACCAATATTTAATTCAGCAAAAGCTTCATCATCGCCTACGATTGATTGTTCAGGACCTCTAGCTAAATTAGTTGTTGTAGTTGGTGTAGTGTCTATTGTTCTACCACCAAATATTCTAGCTGCATCAGGAACAGTCTGTCTGAATGTATTTGCATCATCAACTCTTTGCTCAAGACCAATATTACCTAAAACATTTGGAGATACTGTTGTTAATTTGTCATCTAATGTTATTGGATCGAATGTTGTGTCAATATCAAATACAGTGTCTCGCATTTGTGGAGGACCTTGAACTGGTCTTAGACCTCTAGCTCCCTGCAATGTCTCTAATGCAGTGTCAGGGACTCTACTACCTAAATCAGCTCTAATTTCATTTATAGTTCTGTTGTTCCTAGCTATTCTATCGGCTGTATTTTGAGGACTTATATTTTGTGTGGTTGTGGCTAAATTAGCAACATCAGATCCAACTAATCCAGATGTTAATGTAGGTGCAGTGCCACGTTGTGCAAATTCATCATCATCAATATCACGAAGCTCTCTTAATTCTCTTTGTTCTTTGTCTTGAATACCCTTTGGTGTAAAAGCAAACTCAAAATCTTTTGCACTTCTTATTTGATCACCCTGTCGTAAAACACCTGGCACACCAACATTCTCTTCAAAACCTGGTGGAGCTGGTGATATTCCAACCTGTGTCTGCCCTATCGGATCTAACGAACCTAACTGATTTACATCTGATGTAACTGGTACATTAGTTCCAAGCTGTTGTAAATTTAAACCACCTAGAACTGAGGCATCAGTGCCACTTTGCAATGTGTTTAATACATCTGCTGTTTTATCTGCACCTATTTCAGTTGTCATAACTGCTGGTGTTAATCTCTCCTGCACAGCAGGGTCTGTAAAATCAACCTTATCGTCAGGTCCTACACCTAAAGCATTACTTAAAACATTAATCTTACCAGCTACTTCTTTTGCTGTATTTTCACCTACAGGACTGTATCTGTTTGCATATTCTCTTACAGTGTCAACATTTCTCTTTGATCCATATGTGTCTGTCAAAGTGTTGATTGCATTTACACCAGATTGTAAATTGTCGAATATAGCAAAACCATCATTTGTTCTGCCAATCTCTCCATCAAAACCACCTCCAGCTCTTATGTTGCCAGGATTGTTTATGTTAGCACCTTTGCCTTGTCCAGCAACTAAATCATCTTCAATAGACTCTACTGGTGTTACTGGATCTCCAAACCCTCCAAAAGCATCTAAGCCTGGTATGTCTTGTGTTCCTGCAGCACCTGGCACAACTGTTTGAGCAACACTTGGTAATCCAGCCATTTGAACAAACTCTTCAGGACCTCTCATTTTTTGAACAGCCCTAGCTCCTTCAATTACACCTGCTGTTGTTCTGCCAAGACCCAACGGATCATCTAAATCTAAACCTAAACCAAAGTCTAATTGTGTTGGTGAAACTCTTGATCCTTGAGTAGTCTGTGCAACTGGAGCAACTCCAGCACTTGGTCTTAACCTGTTAAGCTGCTCTCTTACTAAAGGATCAGTGCCTGTGCCAAATGATGGAAGTCCACTTGATAGTGTCTGTGGAGTTCCTGTTCCACCACCTTGTAGGGTTTGCTTGAAGTCAGCTCGTGACATAAACTCTTCTGGATCTAAACCTCTTCCCTCTAACAGATTAGCAGTAAACTGTGGATCATATCTTAAATTAGATCCAGCTCCTACATTCCGAATATTTGTTCGGGGTTTAGATATGAGTGTATCAATAAAAGTCTGAGCATCTTGTATGTTTTGTTGTTGTTGATCATCAGAGAATGAAGGAGTGCTAACCACATCAAAGCTACCACCACCTACACCTGATCCAGCAGTAAAATCAAATCCTGCTACAGGATCATCGTCAACAAATGATTGTTGATTGTCATCACTGCCACCAGGATCTTCTTCCGAACCTACATCATCTATTGATGTATCACCACTACCACCAAAAGGATCAGAAGGATTATCAAAACCACCAAAATCACTAAAATCATCAACACCTCCACCAAATTGCATCATTCTAACAGGTTGTGCAGGTGGCAACATCGGCATAGGTGTCATTTGTGACATCTGTGGTTGAAATATGTTGACGTTATCTGTCATAGGGGAGACAGGAGGCATGGAGGATTGCATAACTCCTGTCTGTATGGGAGCTATAGCTCCATTTTTCGGCAAAGTTCCTAAAAATTTGTTGAAATTGCCTCTGCTTTCAGCCGATGTCTCCAATTTCACCTGTGGTGGTTGACCTGGTGATGGTGGGGTCGGCATAAATCCTCCTAGAGGTCCGTTTGCCATGTGTATCTCCACAAAAAACTAGTTTCTGTAGAGATAGTATATCAATTATTTATTTTTGACAACAGGAAGCCCATTTCTTTGTCACTTTGAGCTATAATCTTAGCTGGTACAGGCTCTAATCTTGTCGTAATGGATGTCAGAACATCTTTCATAGACTTTCTTAGCCTTGAAATCCTGTCCATGTCGTACTTTGTCAGAGGTTCTTTATGTTTTTTTACATTTTCATGCACTTTTTCTGCTTCACCACCTCCATTTTGCAAATGTTGTAGTGCCATATGCACAGATACTGGCATTCTTTGTGTGCCATACTCGTAGTGACACCACGTTCTTAGACTTAATCCTAATTTTTTGGATAATTTTGCCTGACTCAAGTTTAAAGCTTTACGAAAATCGTAAACTTCCTTCTTTGTCAGGTCTGCATACCCATAATCAGTTCGTTTCATTGGCTTTCCTTTCGTTCATGTTAACCAAAACTTTGTTTTTTATCATGTCTGCAATCAATTCTTCTTTGTTACTGTAACGATATGCTAAACCATTCCAGTCACAACATACGTTGGCTATGTTTTTCAACAGTGAAGACATCTCCAAACCACGACACATCAACACAGATGCTATCTCTTGCAGTAAATGATCGGTACTTTTGACCTTAAACTCCCTCGTTGTAGAGAGTCGTAACCTATATGTTGTCATTTTTACCTCATTTCATACTAAATATAGTATTGATTGCACAAAAGTGCAAGATTTTTTTGTGAAAAATTTTTTTGGGGTCGTGTTTCAAAAACAAGGGGGTCGTTTGAGGTGAAGTTGGTGTAAAGATTTTTTTGTAAAATTATATATTTTTTGGTGTGGACTATGGTATACACCCCCGATTTTATATAATAAAATCAATAACTTAGACAAAAAAAATAACCTGCTATATTAGCAGGTTATTATTAGAAATTTTTATTTAAGAATTATCTAAATGAAGCAATTCTTTCATTTAGATCTGCAAGTGTTTGGCTATCTAAACCTGCAATTAATTCACTTGAACCACGTTCTTCACTGTTAGAAATAAATTCAATATTGTTAGATGGTCTTTGAATATTTGCAGATGTTAGAACTTCATAACCATTATTAGAATAAGCATTTGATGTACCATATCTAACACCATATTCCTGCTGATTATGTGTAACAATAAAAGGTTCATATCTTTCTTCTGCTCTAATCTCACTTATGGTTCTTCTTACTGATTGAGCATTATTGATATTGCAATGATCCATAATTTCTTGAACTGATCTTCCTCCTGCTACCCTACAAAAAGACCATAGACGGCTTTTAACAGTGTTAGAAGATCTTCCTATATAACTAGGGCTTGTTAGCTCTTCCTGCACTGTATGGGCTTTAAATCGAGTTTGTAAGCTATGGTTAACCATATTCTGCAAAAAGTTAATACAAGTGAAGATTTTATTAGTCTCTAATGTTCCACCATGTGATCTAAATTCTACAGTCTTTTTTGTGTTATAGTGTTGAAGATTTACAGCACTATATTTTCTTGTACCATTTGTATGGTTCTGCACTCTTTCAAGATCATGTTGTGTAACTCTTGCGTTTAGAATTTGTGTAACACTTGCAGGCTTTCTTGACCAATAACCATTTGGTCTATTTGCAGATCTACAAAAACCACCATCGTCACGTCTTGACTTAGCAAAACATGAATGAAAAAAATCTATATGCTTTGATACTCTGTATAAAATATCTTTCATAACTTCTAAAGGTATTCTAGAAGAAGTATTAGTATCAAATAATTGATTAAGTTTATTTTGATCTAATAAATAGTTTCTGTCAGCTTGTCTCATCTCTGT